CTGGCGCGGATTTTTGAAGATGCCGAGCAAGGCGACCTGACCGCCCAGGCACAGCTGGCCGAAGACATGGAAGAAAAAGACGCGCACCTGTACGCCGAGCTGCAAAAGCGCAAGCGGGCGATTCTGACCGCCGACTGGCGGCTGGCCGCACCGGTTGACGCCAGCGCCAAAGAGCAGGACGAGACGGTCCGCCTCGAAGCGCTGCTGCGTGAGCTGCCGATGGATGATTTGATTCTCGATCTGGCCGCCGCGATTCTGCCCGGCTACGCCTGTGTTGAGCTGGAGTGGGCGCAAAGCGGCAAGCAGTGGCTCCCCTCCGGATTGCACTACCGCCCGGCCGACTGGTTCATGACCAACGCCTTTGATCGCGACCGGTTGCGCCTGCGCACCGGCGACGGGCAGGGGGAGCCGTTGCGCCCCTACGGCTGGATCGTGCATCACCACCAGGCTAAAAGCGGCTACCTGGCGCGCGGCGGGCTGTGCCGGGTGCTGGCCTGGCCGTTTCTGTTTCGCAACTTCGCCGCCCGCGACCTGGCCGAATTTTTAGAGATTTACGGCCTGCCGCTGCGCCTCGGGCACTATCCGCCCGGCAGCAGCAGTGAGGAGAAATCGACCCTGATGCAGGCGGTGGCCGGGATCGGCCACGCCGCCGCCGGGATTATCCCCGAAGGGATGCGCATCGAGTTCCAGGAAGCCGCCAAGGGGGGCAGCGATCCCTTCAACGCCATGATTGCCTGGGCTGAAAGCTCGGTCAGTAAGGCGATTTTGGGCGGCACCCTGACCAGTCAGGTGGACGGCAAAGGCAGTTACGCCGCCGCCCAGGTGCATGACGAGGTGCGCCGCGACATTCTCAAGGCCGACGCCCGCCAGTTCGCCCAGACCCTGACCCGGCAGCTGGTGGCGCCGCTGGCCCGGCTCAACACCGGGTTGACCAGCCTGCCGCGCTTCGAGTTCGACCTGGAAGAGGTCGAGGACTTAAGCCTCTACGCCGAGGCGCTGCCGAAGCTGGCGCAGGCGGGCCTGCGGATTCCGGCGGCCTGGGCGCGGCAGAAACTGGGGATTCCCGAACCAGATGAAGGGGAAGAACTACTGACGGCCAGCATGGCCGCGCCGGTGGCGCTCAAGGGGCTGACGCCTGGCCTCACACGCAGCCGCGAAGAGCGCGAAGGAAACCCGCAAGGCGACGAACAAACTTTGCAGCTGGCGCAGCTGGAACAGGTGGCACTACAGCCGCTCGCCGACATGATCGCGGTGATCCGCCGCAAAGTGGACGAAGCGCAAAGCCTGGAAGAGTTGCGCGACGGGCTGCTGGATGCCTGGCCGCAGATGGACAGCCGCCAGCTGGCCGAGGTGATGGCGCAGGCGCTGGCCGCCGCCGCCATGGCCGGCCGCTACGAGATACTGGAGGGGTTGTAAGTGGCGAAGCCCGCCGACTACGGCAGCCTGCCGTTTGCCGAACAGATTGAGTTCTTTCGGCAAAAACACCCGCAGCTGACGGCCGCCTGGACCGACGTCTATGCCGCCGAGCACAACCACGCCTTCATGGTGGCCGGTGCCGCCAAGGCCGACCTGCTCGCCGATCTGCGCGGCGCGGTGGACAAGGCGATTGCCGACGGCACTACCTTGCAGACCTTCCGTAAGGACTTTGACGCGCTGGTCGAAAAACGCGGCTGGAGCTACACCGGCGGGCGCAACTGGCGCACCCGGGTGATCTTTGAAACCAACCTGCGCCAGAGCTACAACGCCGGGCGCGAAGCACAGATGGCCGACCCGCAGTTGCAGCAAGAACGCCCCTACGGCCTGTATCGCCACGGCGGCAGCGAAGACCCGCGCCCCGAGCATCTCGCCTGGGACGGCCTGGTCTTGCCGCTTAACGACCCCTGGTGGGACACCCACACCCCGCAGAACGGCTGGGGCTGTAAATGCAAGAAGCGGATGATCAGCGCCGACGATGCCAAGCGCATGGGGCTGAAGGTGGCGGATGACGCGCCAGCTATCGACTGGGAAGAGAAGACGGTCGGGATTCGTGGCCCTTTCCCGCGCACAGTGCGGGTGCCGAAGGGGATTGATCCGGGTTTCGAGTACCGGCCAGGGGCAAATCGGGCGGCAGCCATGACACCGCCCATCGACGATCTTTTGCCACCAATAGCAGCGGCAGGCGGCAGTCTCGCGCCTCTGACCCCAAGACTCGCGCCAAAATCACGGCTGCTGGCGGAGGGCCTGAGCGATCAGGAATATGTCTCGGCCTTTCTCAGCGAGTTCATGCCCGCCGGTGACCGGCAAACCTACTTTACCGACGTGGCCGGAGAGACGCTGCTGATCAGCGACCAGCTGCTGCGCGAACGCGGCGGCGCTCTCAAGGCCAACAAGCGCGGCCGCGGCCCCTATCTGAAATTGCTGGCCGACACAATCAAGCAGCCGCAGGAGATACGGCTGGGATGGGCGGAGTTCGGGGGAAAGAAGGTGCCCAGACGGCGTTATATCGCCCGGTGGGAAGTCGAAGGGGAAGATATCCCGGCACTGGTGGTGTTTGAGACCGGTCCGCAGGGGTGGGTTGGGGTGACTGCGCACCAAGCCGACACCATCGCCGATCTTGATCGCCGCAGCCGCGAGGGGACAACCCTTGTCTGGCAAGAAAAGAAATAGGGCCGCACGTTCAGCCCGAGCGACCCCTGTTCGCGCCTCGTCCGCGGGTGACTGAAACCGTCGGGCACGTAACAACTTAAGGATACCCATGGCCGGAACAAAAATCAACGTCGATATCACCGGGCAGGACCAGCTCACCGCTGCCCTGGAGCATATGTCAAAGCGCGTGGCGAACCTGCGCCCGGCGTTGCAGGATATTGGCGAGTACTTGCTGCTGGCGCATGATGAGCGTTTTGCCGCGCAGGAAAGCCCCGAGGGCGACCCCTGGGAGCCGCTGAACGAGAAGTACAAGCAGCGCAAGAAGCGCAACAAAGAAAAAATCTTGACTCTGGACGACCTGCTCGGCGGCACGCTGCGCTATCAGGCCTCGGCGGCTTCGCTGGTGTTCGGCACCGACCGCGTGTATGGCGCGACGCATCAATTCGGGCGTGATGAAGCAAACATACCGGCGCGGCCGTTTTTGGGGTTGTCGCGCGCCGACGAAACCGAAGTGCTGCGGCTGCTCGAAAATCACCTGGCCGGGGCGCTGTAGACAAAACGCCATATTTGCCCTGTGAGGCGTTTTTATTCCAAACCCTTACCAAGGTATAGGCAAGAGGAAGATCGTCAAATTTCAACAAGGTTTTAAGACATTTCAACACTATTACACAATATGAGGCCCCCATGAAAAACCGGTTTGCCCTCTGTACCTTCGAAATCAGCACCTCGGGACGCGAATTGCAGCTGTTGCCCGACGGTGAATTCTCGGCCCGCGACGGTCGGCCCGGCACCGGCAAAAGCTGGCGGCTGGATGCCGCGCTGGCTGCTGCCCTGGTGCAGGAGGCCAGTCAGCGCAGAACCCCTTACGTGATCGACTACGAGCATCAGACCCTGAACAGCGAGCAGAACGGGCAACCGGCCCCGGCCGCAGGCTGGTTCAAAACCCTGGACTACCGGCCCGGTCTGGGGCTGTTCGCTACTGACGTGGAATGGACCGCCAAGGCGCAGGGGATGATCGCGGCCGGCGAATACAAATTTATCTCGCCGGTGTTCGCCTATGACGCGGCCGGCCGCGTCGTCAGCCTGCACATGGCGGCGCTGACCAACTACCCGGCCCTGGACGGCATGGCGCAACTGGCCGCCGCGAAGTTTTCCCCTCAAACAAAGGAGCAGAAGATGATCAAGGAATTGCAAAAGTTACTGGGTCTGCAAGACGACCCGACCGAACCCGAGATTGCTACGGCGACCGCTGCCCTGCAAGCCCGGCTTGATGCGCAGCACGGCGAAATCGCCGCGCTCAAGGCAGCCCCGGCCAAAGCCGACCCGGCCAGGTTCGTGCCGGTGGAAACGGTGGAAACCATCCGCCAGGAGCTGGCAGTGCTGAAGGCCGAGGCCTGTCAGCGCGGCATCGATGTGCTGGTCGCGACGGCGCTGCAGGATGGCCGTCTGTTACCGGCCATGGAAGCCTGGGCGCGGGAGCTGGGGGCCAAGGATCTGGCGGCGCTGAAAAGTTATGTCGAGCAGGCGCAACCGATCGCCGCGCTGTCCGGCACCCAGAGCGGCGGCAAGGCCCCCGAGCAGCAGCAGCGCCTGTCCGCCGAAGAGCAGACCGCCTGCCGCCTGTTGAATCTGACCGAAGCTGATTTTCTCTCTCACAAAAAAGGAGCCTAACCCATGGCCATCGTCACCCCGGCGCTTTTGAGCGCTTTAAAAACCGGCTTCCAGAAAAACTACCAGGACGGCCTGACCGGCGCCGAAAGCGCCTGGAACAAGATCGCCACTGAAATCAACAGTTCGACCGCCAGCAATACTTACGGCTGGCTGGGACAGTTCCCGACCTTTCGCGAATGGGTCGGTGACCGGGTGATCAAAGATATGGCCGCCCAGGGCTACCAGATCACGAACAAACTGTGGGAATCGACCGTGGGTGTTGCGCGCACCGACATCGAGGACGATAACCTGGGCGTCTACGCGCCGCTGTTCAACGAGATGGGCCGTGCTGCCGGGGTTCAGCCCGACGAGCTGGTGTTTGCCCTGCTCAAGGCCGGAACCGCCAGCCTGTGCTACGACGGCCAGAACTTTTTCGACACCGACCACCCGGTCTACCCCAACGTTGACGGCACCGGCGTCGCCGTGACCGTCAGCAACAACGACGTGCCCGGTGTGCCGGAAACCGCCTGGTATCTGCTCGACACCAGCCGCAGTATCAAGCCGCTGATCTTTCAGCGCCGCACCCAGCCCGAATTGCAGGCGCTGACCAGCAGTGACGACGAGGCGGTGTTCACCTCGGACACCTACCGCTACGGCGTGCGCAGCCGCTGCAATGTCGGCTTCGGCTTCTGGCAGATGGCCCACCGCAGCCAGCAGGCGCTCGATGCCGCCAATTTTAACGCCGCCGTCCAGGCAATGCAGGAGCGCACCGCCGATGGCGGCCGCCCGCTGAGTATCCGCCCGACGTTGCTGGTGGTACCGCCCGCCCTGCGTGCCGCCGCGCTGGAGGTGGTCAAGGCCGAGCGCCTGGCCAACGGCGCGACCAACGTCAACCGCGAC